ATAAGTTTCCAACTCCATTGCTGTAAATGGTTTTGGGGCCACCCGAAGGCAACCCCGTCCACCTCCAACCTCCCCGGGTATTTCCCATGACAAAAGGACTCGACATGTCATAGTTAACAAGGATGTTGTTCATCAGCGCAGCCTCTGGAGTGAGAAAGGCATTTGAAAAAGCCCTCTCCATTTCATGCACGTCCGGCGAGTATCCGCCGTCCCACTTTGCGCGGTCCGACGGCCAGACGAATGGGAACTTAAGCTGAAACCTGTGTACAAAGCAATCATTCCACCCGCAGTGCTGTAACTGCATACCAGTCGTGAATGGCAGCTCTCGCCAGAGCTCTACCACTGCTTGTTGAAGCAGACCTGTAGCCATTTGGCCAAGTATCACATGCTGGGTGGGTGCAGCCATAAAGGTACGGACTTTGCCGGCCATAATCTTATCGATGGGGCGACTCTCTTCTTTACCTCCAACCGTGTAGATAGGGACAATGCCTTGCATCTCTGCTTGGACATCGGCCTGTAGGTCAACTAATCCTAGATCATCTGCCTTAAAAAGGTCTTCCTTCGTCTTAAACCTCAGAGAGTAAGGGAATCCGGAGCCTGTGTTGACTATAAGGCGGTTACGAGCCGCCTCATAGGACAAAGCACCAAATTTTGGCAGTCCATCATTACCAATAATGGTTGTTTTTGATCGAAGCGCATCAGCGCATCGGGCGATAGCCAACTTTACCGCGTAGTCTTTCAACTCGGGAATCAGCGGCTTGTACGTTTTAGGGTTAATTGAAAACTTCCCAAGGTCATTCAGATCAGTGGTGAAACTGGGTTCTGTAATGCCATAATCGTGGAATTTAAGCCACGGAAGATGTTTCTCCACAAGCCTTTCCAATTCGGGTTCGGCGATCCAATGCGGCTTATAAGGCCTGAAATTCTGTCGCACTTTGAACGTCGGCCGGAACATCTCTCCCAAAGGAGGGTAGTCCCTAAACTCGACGTCGAATCCTAAACCCTGCCCGTGCCAGTAGACTGCAGCCTTGTGAAGGGCCTCCTCTGCCTGGCATAGGGAGTCGGGGCGGCAGGCGCCCGACTCCCCTAGGCATTTGGGCACACCTTAGCCAAATGCCCCTTACCCTTGCACTTAGTGCAATCGGCAGTTGGACACTTGGTAGTGGCGTGCTGAGTGGAGTTACAAAACAGGCATCCATCAGGTAGGGCAGCAGCCTCTTTCCCTGACGGCTTGGGCTTCTTGCCCTTGCCTTTGCCAACGGGTTTGGCCTTTTGGGCCTTCTTCGCGGCTTCTTTAACTTGCTTAATTGCTTCTTGAGCCTCAAGGCGAGTGTCCTTGAGCGCGGTTTCCAGAGCCTTGATTTTGGCTTGCGCCTCATACCCAGGGTCCCGGTCATCGTACTCATCATCCGTGTCTGCCTCTTGGTCAGAATCAATAACCGCCACATCGTAGTCCTTGAACTTCTTCTGGTTGTTCCACTTAGCTTCATCCTGCTTGGACTCCTCCTGCTTGGACTCAGCTGACTCGGACTTCTTCTTGGGCGGCTGGACTGCATCCCCAGTAAAGGGGTGATTGGTGGGCCCAGTGGCGAGAAGATCCACCGAAACCTTAGCGTGCTGATCATGAACCAGCAAACTAACGGCCTCTTTCTTGGGCAAACTCACAGTTCCCATGGTATCCTGTAGGAAGACCTCAACGGCCTCCGTCGGAACGATGCCTCCCTGTAAGTCTGTTTTGTTTGTACCCCAAGCGTGGATGCCGACTAAACGGCCCTCCTCATCCAAGTAGTACCCACCACAATCGCCGAAATTGGTGCAGTTCCTGCACCAAAACGAGGTCACTCCTGTGCTACTCGTTTCCACACGTTCGACGACTGTAGAGATGTGTGCAATGGACTTGACGGTGCAGTCACTTACGTCATTCCACTTATAAAACCACAGCCTTTGGCCCTTGTAGGGCAGCTCGTCGGCCAACTTGACCGAGGTCAACCCGAGGCCATCAGCTGCGGTGATTGCGGTGGGCTTACACCACACTCGGAAGTCCTCCTCAAGGAAGGTCCCCTTAAGTGTGGCTGGAACAGCCCGCACTCCATCAGTGGTAAAGTAATACTTACCCTTATCTTCCACCTCGTGTGCGCACGTAAGTACGCAATTCCCGACACAAGTGCCGGCTTGAACGTGGTGAACTACCTTATCAGAGCCGACTTGAACAAGCCGGACCAACGCGGAGTCAGCCCTCTTGGGAGAGGGCTTGAAGTTTTGGGCCTCACTGAAGTAATGCTTGCGATATCGGTACCACCAGATAACCGAGACGAGAACCGCCACGGAGAAGATTACGGTGA